ATGACTGGTTTAATATTGAACTAGGTGCTATTGTTGATTACCACCCGTTCTTTAATCATACAGGAATTGAACCGTTTACCTGTACTGCGACTGTTAAACACCTGCGTGTAGCATGGCAAGAAACAGGCCAAGGAACGGTTGACAAAGTAGTATTCAGACTGTAATATAATTATATGACTATTGTAACAGACTTTGTTAAGACAGTTCTACCTGTGAACTGGAAGACTACGCCGAGCGGTTGGACTTCTGGAAACTGTCCTATGTGTATACATAACGGACAAACACGTCCAGATACAAAAGGTCGAGGCGGCTTTAGATTTAATGATGATAACTTTCAATACAATTGTTTTAATTGTGGATATACAACAGGTCATAGTCCGGGCAAACGAATTAGTAGTAGGCTAAAAAAGTTACTTAACACTTTTGGTGCTGACGAATCTGACATACAACGTTTGCAACTTGAATTATTAAAAGAAGAAGATATAGCAACCGTTCTTGCGAAACAAGCAAAACGTGCCGAACCTGTTATTATTGACTGGGAGGAATATCCATTACCAGAAGGCACACAGAGTATATGTGATTATAACGGTGAAAGTACTTCTGAATTCATTAAAGCAGTAGAGTATCTATATGAACGTGGCTACGATCCAATGGACAAACGTTTTATGTATAGTCCTAGTAAACTTCCAGGTAGAATGAAGAGTAGATTTATACTGCCTTTTACATATAAAGGAAAAGTAGTAGGATATACTGCTCGTTGGATTGGTAATCCTCCAGAAGGTATGCCCAAGTATTTTAATCAACAACCTAAAAACAATTTTGTTTATGGTTTAGATAGGCAAACTCATAATAAAAATATAGTAATAGTAACTGAAGGACCTCTAGATGCCATTGTAACTGACGGTGTTGCAATAGGAAGTAATAATATTAATGATGACCAAGCAAATATTATTGATAATTTAAATAAACGTGTTATACTACTAGCAGATGCAGACAAAGCAGGTTTGAAAGCAATAAGCACAGCCGTCGATAGAGGTTGGAGCGTAGCATTTCCTGAATGGGAAGATTGTAAAGATGCAAGCGATGCTCTATTAAAGTATGGTAGATTGTTTACAGTGCGAAGTATTTTAGATAGTGCAGTGAGTAATCCAACAAAGATAAAAGTATTAGCGAAAGGTTATTGTAAGTAATGGCAACAGAATATAATTTAGAACTACAAAAGTTATTTGTAGAGTTCTTAGCACAAGATCAAGATTTGTTTGTGCGTGTTAATGGTATCCTCAATGAAGAATACTTTGATAGAACACTGCGAAAAACTGTTGGTTTTATTAGAGAACATGCAACAGAGTATGGTGCGTTGCCAACAAAAGAACAAATCATAGCAACAACTGGTATGGATTTAAACGGCATTTCATCAGAGGTTGATGAAAGACATAAGAAGTGGTTTATAGATGAGTTTGAACAGTTTTGTAAACATAAAGCATTAGAAGGTGCAATTCTAGCAAGTACAGACTTACTAGAAAAAAGCGAGTACGGAGCAGTTGAAAAACTTGTAAAAGATGCAGTTCAACTTGGACTTGCAAAACATATGGGAACAAACTATTGGGAAGATCCGGCAGGACGTATTGAAGCGGTTCGTAATACAAGAGGCGGCACAAGTACAGGCTGGGCAGAGATTGATAAAAAATTATATGGTGGTTTTAATAAAGGCGAACTTAATATCTTTTGTGCGGCATCTGGCGGAGGTAAAAGTCTGTTCTTGCAAAACTTGGCACTAAATTGGGCTTTGGAAGGCATGAACGTACTGTATATTAGTTTGGAACTTAGTGAAGAATTATGTAGTATGCGATTGGATAGTATGCTCACAGGTTATAACACAAAAGAAGTTTTCCGTAATACAGATGATGTAGATTTAAAAGTTCGTATGGCAAGTAAAAAAGCAGGCCGCTTACAAATTGTACAATTACCAAATGGTATTACATGTAATGATTTGAATAGTTATATGCGAGAATTTGAGGTTAAAACTGGTGTTAAAGTAGATTGTATGTTGGTTGATTATTTAGATCTAATGATGCCAGCACAACGCAAGGTTCCGCCTAGCGACTTGTATATTAAAGATAAGTTTGTTTCTGAAGAATTGCGTAACTTTGCAGTGGAACATGATTTACTTTTTGCAACGGCATCACAGTTAAACAGAAGTGCGGTTGAAGAAATTGAATTTGACCATAGTCATATTAGTGGAGGTATTAGTAAAATTCAGACAGCAGACAACGTTATTGGTATTTTTACAAGCCAAGCAATGCGAGAACGTGGCCGTTATCAAATACAATTTATGAAAACTCGTAGTAGTGCTGGTGTTGGAAGTAAGGTAGATTTAGCATTTGACATTGCTGGATTGCGTATTACTGATCTAGAAGAACAAGAAAGCGAATCAGATATGATTAATAGTAGTTATAATGATAAACTAGATTCGTTACGTAGACAATCAACAGTAAGTAAATCTGCTGGTGTGCAAGCGGCAGAAATTGTACAAACGCACACACTGTCACAAGAAAAGTTCAGAAATATTTTAAAAAAGCAAGATTAGATAAATACTTTATATTAAAGGATAACAGCCATGAAAAAGCGTACTAGATCTCTATTAGAAGAAATTAATAGTATTTCTCCGGTTAAGGATAATAAAATTATCCTTGAAAGTAGAGGAGTGAACGCCATTAGTAGTATTGTTAATCTTTTAGAAATGATAGAAAACCACTATGAACCTGAAGTAGCACAAGACTTAACAAAACGTGTTATGCTTAGTATTAAAAATAGAGACTCAGACAGATTTCTTAGAGGTGTTAAAAAATTGCGAGGACCAAAGTGAAGGTAAACGATATTGTTGGACACAAGAAGAGGCGTCATAGAAGTAGCAGGAAACATCGTAAGATACAACCTGATAATTTATACCATGCAGACGCTAAAAAACTAGACGAAGTCGCAAAACAAAAAGGTAGAGATATTAATCACTTAGAAGATTTAGTTATTTTCTATGGAAGTAGTGGCGCCAAACAAGCCATTGCAGCATTGAGAAAATTAGAATCTAATCCGCAAGAAACTACAATTAAATGGGATGGTAGTCCAGCATTAATTTTTGGACGTGATGATCAAGGCGAATTTATATTAACAGATAAATCTGGATTTAGTGCTACGACTTATGACGGTCGTGTTAAAAGTGCTGACGAACTACAATCAATGTTTTTAAACAGAAAATTAAAAGATCCAAGTAAAGCAGGTGAACGCAAAAAGTTTGCACAACGTATGGCCAGTATGTGGAATACATTTGAATCTGCAACTCCTGAATCGTTCAGAGGCTATGTTCACGGAGACTTATTATATAGTAGCACACCTAATGAAGTAAAAGGAAAGTTAAACTTTCAACCCAATACAACTTTATACAGTGTAGAGCCTAGTAGTGATATTGGTAAAAAAATTAGTAATAGTAAAATTGGTATCGTAATACATGCTTATATTGATTTAGAAGGAAACAAGAGTAAACCAGATAGTTCAATATTTCAAGGCAGCGAACTACTAGTTATGCCTCCTGTATATATTACAGACAGTCCCGAAATAGATGATGCGGCTGTTAAACAAATTGAAGATTTTGTTAGCAGTAATGCACAGGTTATTGATAAATTTTTAAGTATTCCTCCTGAAATGAAAATGGGAGACTGGGATAATATTTTATACGCATACATAAATGCAAGTACAAAAGCAAATGATTTAGACGACTGGAGCCCTAAAAACTTTTTGAACTGGGTAGCAGGTAGTAAATTAAGTAATCCTAAAAAACAAAAAGCAACTGACTGGGTTAAAAATAATCCAAATGGATATCAAGCAGTATTCAATACAGTATCAGGTTTGATGAAGGCTAAGAATGCTATTATTGCACAATTAGACAAACAGCCAGCAGATATTAAGTCATTTACGAATGGCCAAGAGGGTGGTGAAGGTTATGTTATTGGTAAAGATATTAAATTAGTTAATAGAGGCGGATTTACCGCGGCAAACTTTGCGAGGCCAAGATAATGCAAAAGAAATATACACCAAGTGAGTATGCAGTTATGTATGGCGGTCATGATTTGGAAGATATTGATAAAGCAACAAAAGAATTATCATTTATACAATCATTAGGCGAAGCAAGAATGTTCCGTTCAAAAGAACAAATTGCCGGCGCCGGCGCCAGAGCTATTACAGATCATATTTTTGTTAACCTATTATCATTATATGCAATGAGTCAAGATTATAATTATGCGCCTGTAGCAAAAGAGTATGCAAAGCGTACAAGAGCTCCAGGATCAAGTTTTGGTAGAGCTGCGCCTGGCGGAACAGATCTATATCAAAGTATTTTTAGTGCATTGCGTAGTGATTCATTATTAAACAAAGAAAAAGATGCAATGCTAATGGGCAAGGTTAATATTGATAAACCACGTATTAACAGATTTTTGCAACAGATACAACAAGGAACTGTAACAGATGCCCAAGCAATGCAATTCTTTTATAAGTTGGAAAGAGATTTAAAGATACAAGACCCAAAGTTGAGAGCATCACGTAGACTTATTTCAAATTGGAATGGATTAACTACACAACAACAGCAATTATCAGGAACTCAACTAATGCGTTATTATAGATTAAACGGGCGTAGAAGTGATATTATGCCACTATATTCTAAATTTACTAAAGATAATGATTTAATACTAGATAAAGGCGAGAAGCGTTCTATTGCAGGACGTATAGCAAGAGGTGCGGGTGCATTTGCGGCAGGTTATGCAATTGGTAAGGCCTTGCCATCCTAAGTTATGACAACTTCTCCTAGAGCAACATATAGGCCAACAGAAGTATTAACCGGTGATACAGATTTTTTCCAAGCATATAGTTTGGTAGATATAACTGACACTGGCTTTTATGACCCTAAAAATTCAACAAATCCATATAAACAAGCCCAAAACTTAAACAGCCTCATACAGGCGTTAAGTCTAAGAACACAACTTGTTTTAAGTAGTGTAACTATTTTAACCAATCAAGACTTAGCAGATTATAATTTTGGTACAGATTATACCGGATTAAATACTATATGGTTGTTTAAATTTGCCAGTGAGAAAGTAGATAGTTGGCAAAAAGGATTAGATAATGTTTATTTTGCAACAGATGATGTTGATAAAGTTCCTATATTCACAGGTCTTGATGAGACAGCAACAATTAGCAATGCAAGAATAGATACAAAGTCTGTAAATAGTAAAAATTTGTACTTTATAGGAAGTAAGAATCTATAAATACATATAGTGCAAGAAGTACAACGATTGAAAATCAGCTCTGAATAAGGCAACGCAAAACCAATGGCAATGCAACAGTCAAGACTAGAGCGTGAAAATCTCGAGGCCCATGTAGATTTATGTGCAGAGAGATATCGCGTATTGGAAGAAAAATTAGACAAACTTGATGAAAAGTTTGACAGATTAGAAACGGCTATGGATTCTCTAGTAGAGAAACAAGTTCAAGATAAAGCAAGTAGTAATAAACTTCTTATTGGTGCTGCTGCTACGGTTATTGCGGGTTTGTTGTCAACAGTAGTATTGTTATTGTTGAATCTACAAGGATTAAATTGATGTTTTTAATGGAAGGTTATCAGACGGTTGTTGCCGAGGCCAAAGTAGTTTATGGGCGTCGAGGGAATAAAGTTGTCAAGATGTTTCGTTGTACAGTAGGTAAACGTAAAGGACGCAAAGTGTCAAACCCAGCACAATGCGCCGCACCAATTGATTTAAAGAAACGTTACACTCTACGAAAAGTAAAAAATAAAATGGGTTCGCGTTTGGCAAAAAAGGCACAACGTACAAAGCGTTTAAATCCTGCAAGTAAGATTGCAGCAAAATTGAATAAGGCAAGAAGATGAAGATTAAAGATAACAGTATAGTAGATACAATTATTGATTTTGCTAACGTCAAGTTTGGTGTAGAAATGAAAGTAGATCAAGTAAGTGATCAATTAAAAAATATGTCGTTTTCAGAAACACTTAAACTTGTAGATGCAATTAAAAATGATGATAATGATGCATTTTTAAACTACGTTGATTTAAGTGCAGTACAAGAAGCATACGGAACTGGCACAACAGCATCACCAAGTAGAGCAACAACTAGACAAGCATCTGGTGTAGTACAAAATCGTAGAGCAAATATTTCGGCACAGGATCAGGCAAGAGACTCAGTAGTTTCACAGAGATCAGTCGCAGGTGGAAATAAACAAGCAACTGGTCAGGGAAGTAATAGCAGTCGTGTAGGAGCAGACCCTGATGATGTACAACGTGATCAAAACTCTCAAGCCGTGCAAAATAATGCCGCTGAGATTGAACGTTTAAAACAATTAGCAATGGGTAAGAAATAATGCGTACTATTGAAATGCCCGGTGGCATCCCTGTCTTTATTAGTAACTTAGAAAGCAAAGTATACGAGTGTATGAAAGAAGAAGTATGCAAAGAAGATCTAAGTGAACGTGACCAAGCAATTGCACAAAATTTAGTAAACAAAGGCCTTTGTTCTCGTGTTAGAAAAGAAGGCAAAATGTATTTTAAAAGATCTCAAAATAGTTTAAAATGATAATAAACACATATGGTTGTAGTTGGACAAGTGGTGTGAGTCTACAATATGGAAACTGGCCACTATATTGTTCAATCAAGCGTCCTGATATTCATTGGAATAATTATGGTAGAGCAGGATCAAGTTTAACTTGGTCTACTTTCATTTCACAACTTGGTTTAAATAACGCAGATATTAATATAGTACAAGTAACTACACCTTGGCGATTAACCACATGGAACACAAATATTTCCAAAACACCACATAAATTTTTTAGAAACTGTAATGATAAAAAATTTGAGAACCAGGGGGAAAACTATACGCAGTATAGAGTAACTTCAGACGTCAACGTATTAAACACTACTCCGGGAGATTTGAAAAAAGCGGTGAACAATACTAACGGTTTATTTAGAACACAAGAAAAAAATTTTCCGGAAATGTATTATGAGAGAGTAAATGAAGAATTACAATATTTTGAATGGATGACAAGTTTGCATTATCTAATAGAGAATGTTGATTTTGTTTTTTTATACGATTCTGTTCTACACGAAAGATATAGGTTCCTAGATACAAAAAATGTGCCATGTTTTTTCGAAAGTGAATTCTTTAATAAATACTGTATAGACGAAGGTAATCACTTTAACAGCGAGGGTAATCAATTACTGGCTGATTGGGTGTTACATAAAATTAGGAGATTGATATGACAATAGATCCAGAAATGTTAAAGATTTTACAGAATCTGGAGGATGCCCACACTAATGTTGAAGAGACTAAAGCAAAAAGAGCTTCTGGACAACATGTAGTTAAGGAAGATACTCAAGAAATGTATAACATTCTTAAAAAGATGGAAGACGCAACAACAAAAGCGGCTACTAAAGTTATTAAAAATGGTGAACCTATTACTACACAAAATTCTGTAAGTATGGGCAAGTATACTATTGTTATGGAAAAGCGTACCTTAGTACAAGGTGTTAATAAAGTATACTATGATATTAAAGATAATAATGGTAAAATAATTTATCCAGATATTGCTTTATTTGAAAGTGCAATGGCAGTCCTTAAAGGATTATGTACTGATTCAAAGAATAACTCAAAGAAAATTATTGAACTTGATGAAAAATATAATATGTATCTGCAAGAAGCGGCATCACATAAACGTAGAATACGCAAGTTGAATGAAGGTTATAAAAAAGATGTAGGTTTAGCGAAGCAATCTTCTGCTATGGATAAAGCCTCTACTACTAAAAAGCAAATTAAGGCCCTAATTTAATAAATACATTATAGAACAAATAAAGCGAGGTTTATTATGAATTTACACGATTTGCAAGAAAATAAGTTTGCTAAATTACGTCGTGCAATGTCAGAAGTTTTCGGAGTTGACTTTAACTTCGATGCTCCTACTGAGAAGTTACAAAAGGTGCAAGAAGCAACCTCTGACAAGATTGCAAGTATGCGTTCATCCGGCGTTGATGCAACTTCAAAAGATTATCAAAAATTACTTTTAATCGCAGAAGGATTAAAAGTTTTTATTAGCGAAATAGCACCTGCTAGAGTAGGCAAAAAAGTTAAAGTTAAAGAAAGTGCTGACTTAGATCAAGCAGAAGTTTTACTAGCTGCAAAACAAATGGCAGACGACCTACAAAAAATGGCTGAAAACTTAGCCAGTATGCAGGTTGAAGAACTAATGAGTATTACTAATGCAATGAAAGAAGAAGTCGGTGTTGCAGAAGCAGAAGCATTTGAACAAGCAACTGAAGCGGCTCTGGGTAGTGCGTTAGAAGCAGTTAAGGCAGCCAATGAAGGTGTTAATAATGCAGTATTAGCGGCACAAGGCCAAGCACCTGCTCCAACAGACATGGATATGGAACCGGCAATGGATCCTACAGCACCTGATATGGATGGCGCTGACCTAGATCAAGCAATGGATGTTGACAGCCCGGCTGACGAGTTCGGCGGCGCGGATGCAGCGGCAGACATTGATGACGGAGAGCGTGAAATGAAAGAAGACGCTTATCTTGCGGCACTAAAAATGGTTAAAGAAGCACAAAAAGACGGAATGGTTAGTAAAGACGTATTGAAACAAGCATTTTCATTAATGAGAAAGTAAGTTATGCGTTATTCTGATCTGATTGTAGAAAACACCACAGTACAAGATGCAACCCTAGACCTACTAACAGTCATGGCAGGAGAAGGTGTATCAAGTATACCACTAGATACTATATCACAAGAGTTACAAAATCAAGATATAGATGTGGATAGTACAGCGTTATTTGATGTTTTAAATAACCTCGCAATTGTAAAAAACATTAAGGACAATGTAGTGTTTTTCAATACAGATAGTGATGCAAGTAGGGGAGATGCAGAACCAGATCCTGAAAAGCAAGATAAAACAATTGATAAACTTGCTAGAAAACAAACCAAAAAGGCGATGGATAAATGAGTGTAGGACTAAACGCATCACAAGCAAGAGCAAAAGCAAATCAGGACATGGTAATTTATAATGAAGTGCAAACTATTATGTCTGAGATTATTAAAGAGAGTGCTCTTGGCTCGTTTGCCGCTATAGTTAGCGATGGAACTACAATGACAGAATCCTCTCCGCAAACACAGGTTGTTGGTGTAGTATCAACTCCAACTGTTGTTCCTGGAGCAACAATTATTATTAACGGTAACACTATTACGTTAGGTACAACTGGTACTAATTTAAACAGTATCATTGCTGATATAAACGATGCGGCTATAGCAGGTATAACAGCAAGTAAAGACTCTACAAACAATCTAGTTATTACCATTACACAACAACCATCGAATGTTTGGCAATATATTATTGGCGCAGGTTCTGCTAATACTGCAATTGGTATTACTGCTGGCACTTATGTACCAACGATGCCAACAAGTATTAATTACCATGATACTTGGAGGGGTACTCGTACTAACAGAGGCGAAAATCAACAAATGAACTCTATTATTAGATACTTTGAAAATATGGGTTATAAGATTGAGAGATCGGCAAACGTTACGAGTCAAAATACTTTTCAATGGAATGTATATTGGTAATCTAATGAAGATTGCTATAATAGGATGTAGTTATTCTTCAATTAAACAAGATAATGTAGGAACAAATTGTTGGACCTATCAATTATCACAATTATACCCACAACATGATTTTTTAAGTTATGCTATTCCTGGCTCAAGCCCAGAATATCACAAATTGTGTTATTATCATTGTTGTAATGAATCTAAGCCTGATATTGTTTTATTATCAACGACCCATAAAGGCAGAAGAACACTTTTTAGAGGCGATAACGCACCAACTCTTCTACAAGATTATTCAGTTAATTATGAAAACTTAAAAGGCTTTACATTTCCATCAGGCGATATCGAACACTGGACAGGAACCAATGAAAGTTCTAATTCAAAATTTATTTCTGAATTTAGGGATTATTATATTACAACGGAATCATATGACAAGTATTATACTATGTGGTATAAGTCACTTATTGAATATCCGCAAATTAAAACATTTATTTTAGACTTCAGTAAGTCAAGTCCTCCGCTTTATTACCATAACTCCTACACTGTTTGGGAAATGTTAGAAAAAAAGTTTGGTAATACAAATGCAGTAAGAAATCCTGATAATGGAATATCATTAGGCTGGTTTGATGATCATTGGACTTATGAAGGGAACAAACTAGTTTTAAATGAGTATATTTTAAAGAACAATGGTCTTAAAAATCTACTTGACTTTACTAACTAATAGTGTATACTGTAATTATGATAAATCTAAAAACACCCTACCCGTATCAAGAACTCAAACGTAAAAAGATAGACGGTAAGCGTCTATATGAAAACCCTTGGGGCGAACCAGTTCCAAGTGTAACTACAATTCTTGATAAAACTAAACCACAAAAAGCACGACAGGCTCTCAATAATTGGAAAAAACGTGTTGGTGAAAAACAAGCACAGAAAATTACAACAGAAGCCGCAAATGTTGGCACTATTATGCATGGAATACTTGAAAGTTGGGTAAAAAATGAAGAATATTCCGGCACAAAAATTATACAAGCACAGTTAATGGCTGATACAGTTATGAAAAATGTAGAACCAGATCTTGATGAAGTATGGGGAAGCGAGGTAAACCTTTGTTATCCTAATATGTATGCTGGTACAACAGATTTAGTTGGGGTATACAAAGGTAAACCAACTATCATGGATTTTAAACAAACTAATAAGCCTAAGAAACGTGAGTGGATTGATGATTATTTTATGCAAGGCGCCGCTTATGCTCTTGCACATAATGAAATGTATGAGACTAAAATAGAAAACATTGCTATCTTTATGTGTAGTCGAGATTGCAACTGGCAGTTATTTGAAGTAAATGAGTCAGAATTTCCTGAATGGGAACAAAGATGGACTGAACGTTTAGGACAGTTTTACGGTGTATTAGGATAAATACACTATACGGAGAAAAATAAAATGCCCACAGTAACACAAATTAAAGTAAGAAATGGAAATTTAGCAGACCTTCCTGTCCTTGAAAAAGGAGAGTTTGGATATGCTACAGACTATCAGCGTCTTTTTATTGGAAATGATCCAATTTTAGCATCAGGTGCAATCATCGGCGGCGTCCCTAAAACTACATTTACATTCAATACTTTAGATTTAGATCCAGATGACACAAGTGTGAGTAATAGTACTTTGCAGTTTGGTACGAATTTGGTATATGCATTATATGTGGACGGAATACTCCAACAACCAACAGTTGATTATACGGTTGATCACAGTGTGGTTACTTTTACATCTGCTCCAGCAGATGGCGCACAAATTGAACTAAAGTATAATACTGAAGTAATTACGCAAAGTCCTGAGTCAGGAAATGATGTATTTGTTAATAAACTTGCACTGGCTTCTGCATCCTCGGTGACTGCAACTGGACTAAGTATTGACTCTGATATCTATAACTATATTGATATAGATTATAAACTAACTAATTCTAGTGGACAACGTAAAGGTACTATTAGTGTAAGTATTGATACGAGCGGATCAATAATGGATGATAATTACATTACTAATGGTTCGGGCACAGATTTAGATCATGCATTTAGTGGCTCTATAGCAGGAAGTACTTTTAATCTAAACTATACCGGTACTGACGCCGCTGATTTTAGTTATACAATCACTAACTGGAAATCGGTATAAACTCTTAAATGGAAACGTTTTGGCAATTAGCACCAGAGAAACGTCTTAAAGAGTGGAGACATTTCCGGGGGCGTATAGATAAAAAAAATTTAGAAACTAGTTTAAACGAACTAGTAGACTGGTGGAAGATGACCCCTATTAGTAGTAGAGTCATTGACACATTTGATAATTCCTTATGGCCAGACCCATGGGAATTAATTTACGACGGAAACTTTGATGAGAATGCCCTTGCTTTGGGTATGGCATACTCTTTAAATTTGTCTGGAATAAACACAGAACTTTTGCATGTACAATGTACAGAAAAAAGTTTTTTAGGACTGGTAGTTTTAGTTGACAACAAGTATATTTTAAACTATAATTACGGAGTTGTTGATAATAAGTCAGTTCTTGATAACTGTGAAATAATTGAAAAATGGCAAGTTGATGAAATAACTAATAGTTAACTCTCAACCACAACGCTTAAATAAACAATAACATGAATGATAGGTAAAATATAAATGAGAAACGAAATAACGATACTCAAGCGTACTGGTGACAAAGAACAACTAGATCTTGAAAAAATGCACAAAGTAGTATTTTATGCATGTGAAGGAATAACTGGCGTAAGTGCAAGTGAAGTAGAGATTCGTAGTCATTTACAGTTTTACGATGGTATTCAGTCAAGCAATATACAAGAAACATTAATTAAGGCCGCCGCTGATCTAATTAATGAAGATACACCAGGATATCAATGGGTAGCAGGCCGCTTAATTAATTACCATTTGCGTAAGAATGTATATGGTGACTTTACTCCTTGGCATTTAAAAGATATTGTATCTAAGAACATTGAACTTGGATATTATGATGCTTCTTTTGTTGAAAAGTATACAGAAGATGAGATTGAAGAACTAAACAGTTATATTAAACACGACCGTGATGAAAATATTGCTTATGTTGGTATGGAACAATTTCGTGGAAAGTACTTAGTACAAAATCGTGTCACTGGTCAAATATTTGAAACTCCACAGATTTGTTATATTATGGTAGCGGCAACATTGTTTATTGATTATCCAAAAGAACAACGTATGCAGTGGGTTAAAGAATATTATGACGCAATTAGTACATTTGATATCTCACTACCTACACCTGTTATGGCAGGAGTGCGTACTCCACAGAGACAGTTTTCTTCTTGCGTTCTAATTGAAACTGATGATAGTCTAGATAGTATTAATGCTACATCAAGTGCTATTGTTAAATATGTTTCACAAAAAGCAGGCATTGGTGTAGGCGCAGGAAGTATTCGTGCTATTGGTAGTCCTGTACGCAATGGTGATACAAGTCATACAGGTGTTATTCCTTTCTATAAATTGTTTCAAGCAAGCGTCAAAAGTTGCTCGCAAGGTGGTGTTCGTGGCGGCGCCGCTACACTTTACTATCCTATTTGGCACCTGGAAGTTGAAGACCTGTTAGTACTTAAAAACAATAAAGGCACAGATGACAACAGAGTTAGACACCTTGACTATGGCGTACAGTTTAACAAACTAATGTATGAGCGTCTACTCACCGGTGGTGATATTACATTGTTTAGTCCTAGTGATGTTCCTGGTTTATATGAATCATTTTTTAATGATCAAGATAAGTTTAAAGAACTATACGAAGAAGCAGAAAATAATACTAGCATTCGTAAAAAGACTATTTCAGCTCAGGAACTTTTTTCTTCGTTTATGGAAGAAAGAAAAAATACTGGGCGTGTATATCTAATGAATGTGGATCATGCAAATAGTCATGGCGCATTTGATGAAAAGGTTGCTCCTGTTCATCAAAGTAACTTGTGTTGTGAGATCGATTTGCCAACTAAACCACTACAACATATTGGTGATCCAGAAGGTGAAATTAGTCTATGTACATTAAGTGCAATTAATTGGGGCAATTTAAAAAAACCAGAAGATTTTAAAAAGCCTTGTGAACTTGCAGTACGTGGATTAGATGCATTATTAGATTATCAAAATTATCCAGTGTTAGCGGCACAATTATCTACAATGAAACGCCGTCCTATTGGCATTGGGATTGTTAACTTTGCCTATTGGCTCGCTAAAAATGATTCAACATATCAAGATCCTAACTTAGAACTTGTTGATGAATGGGCAGAGGCTTGGAGTTATTATTTAACTAAGGCAAGTGCAGATCTTGCAAAAGAAAAAGGTGCACCAGCAGGCATATGTGAGACAAAATATGCGAACGGTATTACACCAAATATGACATACAAGAAAGAAGTAGATGAACTTATTCCTCACGTTGAACGTCAGGATTGGGAAGGTCTAAGAAAGCAGTTAAAGGAAACTGGTATAAGAAATAGTACGTTAATGGCACTTATGCCTGCTGAAACATCAGCACAGATTAGTAATAGTACAAATGGTATTGAACCTCCTAGGGCATTTGTTAGTATTAAGCAAAGTAAACATGGTGTATTAAAACAAGTTGTACCTGGTTATCCTAGACTAAAAAATAAGTATGACCTATTGTGGGAACAAAAATCTCCAGATGGTTATTTAAAGATTATGGCAGTATTACAAAAATACATTGACCAAGGAATTAGTGTCAATACAAGTTATAATCCAGAGTTCTTCGATGATGAAAAAATCCCAATGAGTGTAATGCTTCAACATCTTGTAATGTTCTACAAGTATGGCGGAAAACAATTATATTACTTTAACACTTATGATGGACAAGGCGAAATAGAATTTAAGGAAGAGCAAGTAGACAAGTCTAGAGAAGACTTTGATACAGACGCAGAATATGATGATTACTGTGAGAGTTGTGTAATTTAAAAGGAAAGATAATGGCTGTACTAAATGTTAACCAAGTAGAACACACGAAAAAGAATGCGTTCCTAGATGGAGAATTAGGAATGCAACGTTATGATACGTTGAAATATAAACAATTTGACAAATTAACTGACAAACAGTTAGGTTTTTTCTGGCGACCAGAAGAAGTAGATGTAAGTAAGGATTCAAAAGATTTTAAAGATCTTACTGCTCATGAACAACATATTTTTACAAGTAATCTAAAACGTCAGATTCTTTTAGATACAGTACAGGGTAGAGCACCTGCTGAGAGTTTTAATCCTATTGTTAGTTTGCCAGAAATAGAAAACTGGATTACAACATGGACATTTAGTGAAACTATTCACAGCCGTAGTTACACACATATTATTCGAAATATCTATCCTAATCCTAGTAAAATATTTGATGAGATGATGGACAGTAAAGAGATTACTGACTGTGCTGATGATATTACCAAATATTACGATGATCTTATCGAAACATCAATGTATTATCAATTACTTGGTGAAGGCACACATACAGTAAATGGTAAGAAAATTAAGATTGATCTTTATGAACTAAAGAAGAAGATCTGGCTTACACTCAATTCAGTTAATGTACTAGAAGGTATTCGTTTTTATGTTTCGTTTGCTTGTAGTTGGGCGTTTGCTGAACTTAAGAAAATGGAAGGTAATGCTAAGATTATTAAGTTTATTGCTCGCGATGAGAATGTACACTTAGCAAGTACACAATATATGTTGTCTAAAGTACTAACGAAAGAAGACAAAGATTTTGCTTCAATTGCAGAAGAGTGTAAAGAAGAAGTTACACAAATGTTTGTAGATGCGGTTGAACAGGAAAAGGAATGGGCTAACTATCTATTCAAGGATGGTTCAATGATTGGTCTTAATTCAAAATTACTGCATGATTATATTGAATGGATATGTTGTAAACGAATGGTTGCATTAGGTATGAAATGCCCATATACAACTACACAAGCAAATCCACTTCCATGGACACAGAAATGGATCAGTGGTTCAGAAGTACAAGTGGCACCTCAAGAAACTGAAATTAGTTCTTATGTTATTGGCGGCGTTAAACAAGACGTAAAAGAAGACACCTTTGCAGGTATGTCTCTTTAATAAATACATGTAGGGAGAACTATCAATGGCTACATACGTTTATAAATTAGAACTGGGAGGGTTATATCTGGATCCGTCAGTTATCGCTTCCACCTATGTAGGTGATATAACAGATATATGGGCAGACGCTTCTAATCCAGCAATATTAAGGCGCGGAGATGGATCAACACCGGGAGGCCACGTAATTGGCGGTTCTGGTTTTTCGGGAAGTTATAACGATTTAGTTAACTTACCAACAATTCCAACAGATATACAACAACTAACCGATGTTAATAATCTATTAGGTAATGGAGTATCTGGATTTGATGGAAGTTTTGGATCATTAACTGGTATACCAAGTACTACAGCCGGATACAATATTACAGATGTGTTTAGCGGTGATTATAACGATTTAACAAATAAGCCAGTAATACCTACAATACCTACAACTAATAGTTCTTTTACCAATGATTCGGGTTATATTACGAGTGCAGATTTAAATAACCTTAGCATAGATTTATTACAAGATGTAGATACAACGACACCTCCAACAAATGGCCAGGTACTCGTATGGAATAGTACAACAAATGTTTGGGAACCAGGAACAGTAAGCTCTAGTTCGGGCCCGGAAAATTTAGATGACTTAAATGATGTTACTTATGGTGTTGTAACATTAGATGGTAGTAATGGTGGTGGACTATTTTTAGGTTGGAGTCAGTTTGACAATGCTTGGCGACCATTAGATGTTACAATTGATTGGAATTTAGTAACCAATAAACCTTCGTTACTTACTAGTGAAACAGTGACCACACTTAGCCTTGCTGCCAACACATTAAGTTATGTAGATGAGAATGGCGCACAAACAGATTTAGATTTGTCTCTATATTTAGATGACACAAACGCCGCTAGAATTACACAAGGTGTATACGATAATAATACTGGACTAGCAACATTTACAAGAGATGACACAACAACATTTACAGTAGACTTTAATAGTCTACTTGCTGGCGCTGGTATTAGTTTAAGTGATATAAGTGGTACAGGTGATATTGCATTTAACCAAACAACTGGTGAAATAAGTTTTAATAACACCAGTGGGTATAGTACATTTGATGGTGATTACAATAGTCTAACAAACACGCCAACTATACCAAGTGATGTTAGCGACCTAACAGATACAACTAATTTATTAAGTGGTGGAGGTGGCGATGCCTCTACATTAGACAGCCAAGCACCTAGTTATTATTTAGACTACAACAACTTTACTAATACTCCAACTATCCCAACTGATTATGGTGATCATAGTACACAAGGATATCTAACAAGTTATACTGAAACAGATACATTACAAAGTGTTATAGACAGAGGAAACACTAGCACAACAACAGCAGTTATTCCTTTCCTTTACGCAGACCAGACTGCTTTTCCAAATGCTAGTACATATCATGGAGCAATAGCACACAGTCATAGTGATGGTGCTATGTATTTTGCTCATGGTGGAGTATGGAATAAACTAGCAAACGACAGTCAATTAAGCGCCTACTTAACAAGTTATACTGTAACCGAATCAGATGTTACGGCACATGAAGCGGCACTTACGATTACAGAATCACAGATAAGTGATCTAGGAAGTTACAGTACATTTGATGGTGATTATAACAGCCTAACAAACATACCAACATTATTTGATGGACAATATAGTTCATTAACTGGTACACCAACTATTCCAGCAGATGTAAGTGACTTAACAGACACTACTAATTTGTTAAGTGGTGGCGGCAGTGGTATTGCTCTTACAGATTTAAGTGTTACACAGGCGGCGGCTAGTGGCAGTGGTACATTAGCATACAACAGTACAACAGGAGTGTTTACTTATACTCCACCAGATCTGGGTAATGCTATTGTAGATCAAGCCCAATACACAACTACTGTAACATCAAATGCCGCAGATACTAGCGATACTAGTGCTTATATTATGGGCAACACAGGATCGGCAAGTGCAACAGGAACTTCTACAGGTTGGGTTTTTGCTGATGTTGTACAAGATCCAGATAACCCAGGCACAACTACTATTTTAGATGTCGACTCTGCTATCTTTACAGGAAGCGTAGTAGGTGATATCACAACAGGCTCAGGTACACAAACAATTCAAGGCACGGTAGATTTTACTAATGCTACCAGCGTAGACTTTACAGGTGTTACTATAAGTGGGTTAACAAACGGTATTGATTTAACAGATTTAAGTGTTACAACAGCCGCAAATGGTGTAGCAGGATTAAGTTATGATAATACAAGTGGTGTGTTTACATTTACTCCACCAGATTTAAGTGGATACTTGGTGTCAGGCGGTACTATTAATGTTAGTAGTATAGAGCCAACTGCTACTACATCAGGCGATGGCGATGACTTAACAATTACAGGTGGCGACGCAACTGACCTAAACAGTCAAGGTGGCGACACAATTATTACAGGTGGTAGTGGTGCGTTAACAAGCGGTAGTGTAGACATTGGTACTACACAAACTGACGCCATTACAATAGGTGCTACTGGTATAGGCACAACAATAGGTGATACACTTACTGTTAATGGAAATGCTACATTTGAAAGTGGAACGTTCGAAGCATTCAGTACAATCACCGGAGCAAGTGGTACAGTAACACACGATTGTGATAATGGACATATATTTTATCATACAAGCCCAAGTGCTAACTTTACAGCAAACTTTACAAATCTTGGACTAAGCACAAACTATGGTACTGGCATGACACTAGTAATTGACCAAGGCGCCACTGCTAGAATACCTAGTGCGGTACAAACTGACGGTGTAAGTAGAACAATAGTATGGCAAGGTGGATCAGCACCAAGTGGTACAAACAATGGTGTAGATGTTGTTAGTTTTAGTATACTAAGAACAAGCGGTAGTTATATAGTGCTTGGACAATTAGTGGACTTCGCATAATGCCTTTTATTAGTGCTTTTACCCACAGTTTTAGAGCAGGACGTAGAGCGACGGCATTTAGATCTGCCGCACCATGGGATCCTAGTACAGACATAACACCAGTACTTTGGTATGATGCCAGCGATACAAGTAGTTATACACTAAGTAGTTCAACACTCAATACAGTTAGTGACAAAGCAGGTAACTTTTCACCCACTATAACTGGTACACCTACTAGAGTTACTGGTGGATTAAATGGTTTAAATGTTTGGGACTTTAGTACTTCTGGTAGTAACGAAAACATTACAACTGGATCAGGTCCATACGCTAGTGGTGGTAATCACTGGGCAATAGGTGTGTTTCAATGGCATAGTGTAGATCAAACTAAAGACAGTTTCTGGAGTGCTGATGGCAATAGAACGTATGCTGTAAGTGCTAGTCAAAGTAACAACACCTGGACTGGTGAGATTGATTATGATGGTAATAATAGTATTGTTTCTGGTACTGCTAGGAATACATTTCAAACAAATATATCACAAAACACATGGACTATTGTAAGTATTGTGTTTAACAAAACTGGCAATCAGATATTTGGTAGATTAAACGGTACGACAAGAACAAGTATAGATCCATACAACTTATCAATGGACACAACCTGTTCGGATCATCGTATAATGCGAAACAGATCAGGTGTACATCTGGATGGGCGTATGGCAGAATATTTTCATATAGCAGGTGTGCCAGGCACAGGCGGTACTAACATTTCAGATGTAGAAGCGGCAGAAGGTTACCTTGCTCACAAATGGGGTTTAACTGGAAATTTACCTAGTAGTCACCCATATAAGACAAAGGCACCCTAATAAATATTAAAATAAGGAGAAAATAATGGACGTAGTAGTTTACAGTAAGGATTTCTGTCCTTATTGCACAAAAGCAACTCATTTACTTGATTCATTAGAAATTAAATATGAGGTAAAAAAGATCGGCGTAGATGTTACTCGAGAACAATTACTTGAAGTAGCACCTAATGCAAGAACAGCACCACAGATTGTTATTGGCAACAATGTGATTGGTGGTTATGAACAACTTGTTTCCTATATTGAGGATACAGGTTTTAATGGTACAGGAAATTCATTATCATGATAATAGAAACCCCTTACAAGGTTGGCGACATTGTTAGTATTAAACTAACTTCTGGTGAAGAAATGGTTGCTACACTTGAAAAAGAAAATAAAGAAGATGTAATATTAAAGAAACCCTTAATGTTAGTAGCAGGTAAAGGTGGAGAAGCAGGACTTGCTCCATTTATGTTTACTGTAGATAATAATGCTAAGTTTACTGTTAAACTAAATAGTATTATATGTATTGTAAAAACTGCGAAGGACGCGGCAAATACTTATACACAAAGTACAACAAGTTTAGCAGTATTAAATTAATGCCACAAGTTCATAGAGATACAGATTCAAGATCGTGCGGTGCTAAAACAGTAGCCGCCAATCCAAATGTATATACAAACAACTTATTAACCGCTGTAGATGGAAACCCTAATACACATGGCGGTGGCGCCTTAAAAGCGGCTAATCCAAATGTATATATAGGTGGTGTATTGGTAGTTATTAATGCACCAAATGATGCGTCTCCAGATACATTTTGTCCTATCCCGCCACACTGTAATCCAAAAACAGCAGGCGGCAGTAATAACGTTTATATAGGAGGTTAAATTGGCAAATGCAGATTTCCCAAATGGTTTAGCAAATGCTAATGAATATCTTAATAGAACAGTTGAAGTACCAACCAGTACTACTATTGATCCTGTTGACGGTACGGTATCAACGACAACAACAAGTTATACATTACGAGAGATTATTTGTAGTATATTAGCAGGCAATGGTTTCAAACTTCCCAATGTACAAATTTGCTTAAAAGTTAATTTAGGTAGATTACTTAATAACGCAGGCGTAAATTGGCAGGGTGCGTTAAGTGATCTATATGATGACTTAGCAGAAGCAGAACAAGCATTAGAAGAATTTATAGCACATACTGATATTGAAAATGTATTAGGTAGACTTAATGCCGGTATAGCAGAGTTTGCGGCTATCGCTAACATGATTAATTTTTGTGGTACACCAGTTGAACCTCGTGCTATACCAAATGTGTTACGGGATATGTTTGGTAGTTTTACTGGAGAGGGCAAAAAACTACTTGATAACTTAGGAACAATGGCTGATAGTGATATCGGCGGATGTATTGACAGTAACGGTAACTTTAAACCAATCTTTAATGGTGGGGTATTAGGCAATATACAAAACAATTTAAGTAATCTTGCTAACTTACCACAGTCAACAATTAATGGTTTTAGAAATGACCTAAAAGCGTTTTCAAATGATATGAAAGACTTAATTAAGTTTGAAAACAAATTTGGAAGCGGAAGTACTACAGATAAAGGAGGCAGTAACTTTGCCCCAACTAACAGAATTAATAACCAGGTTGGTGTTGGTATTGATCCTAATAATATGGATCTTGCAGCTGCCCAACGTTTAGGAAACGGATTAAAAGGTTCATATGATGCGTTAAAGAGTTATGAAGTAGATGGTCAAGGAAACAATATTTTTCATTATATTTTAGAACCAGAAATGATTTCTAGACTTGAACAAGAAAATGATCCTATTTCAGGTGTAGAGAACAGAGTACCTACATATGACTATTGTGGACGTATTACTGGATATACTGATATACCTACACAAAGTGAAGTTCCTGTTAGTTCTGGACAAGTAGCATCTATTCCGTCACAACCAGGCATCGAAGGACTTAATACTTCTGGAACAGTTATTCACTCTACACCGTCTGCTACAACAAACCTTTCAGAACCAACAGGCGGTTTTATAAGTATAGAAACATTAAAAGATCTAGCCGCATCAAGTACAAGTTTTGCAGATTTTCAAAACCGTATCTCATTATTATAAGAAAAAAATAAAAAAGTAATACTTTTTACTTGACACAATGTATATTGGTGTTAATATAGTTATATCGGTAAAGTAAAACAATCTTATTAGACAAGGAATAATTATGAGAGCGCAGATATATCCTGATGGTATAAAGCGGATCAATGCAAAAATTGAGATTCCTATGACACATGAGGATGTTGCCGCTTATGTTTTAAGTGCTATTGCAAGTGATCACATTGATTTGAATCAAGTGCAGAAATTGAACAAGCGAGAACTTCTACGTGTTGCCAAAGGCGAAATATTTTGTATGGGCGTAGAAGCACCTAAAAATCAGGTAAGTTTAGTAGATCATGAAACTACTATTATAGTTAAAAACTATGTAAAGCAAATGTTTCCAGAGCTTGCGTAATGGGTAAAGTTAAAGATCAGTTATGGGACGAAATGCTCTCTGAACAAAAATACAGCGAGTTCATGGATGATGTCTTAGATCTAGAAGAATTGTTACCAGACAACGAACAACTGGAAATGGACTTAGGTCCAAAAAATCTTGGTTATGATATACAATTAAAGGTTGACAAACTAGCAAAAGAATTGTATATTAATAATGAAGATATTGATGAAATCCCATTTTAAGGAGGTTTATTATGAACTACTGGGAAAAACTTTTTCACACTTTCGCTATTGTTAGCGGTACCGCATTTGTTCTTGGCTTTACAGGCATTGCTCATGCGGCACAGAAAACTTCAGCAGTGTTTACAGTTACGTCAGTAACACCAATGTATGATACTGTTATTCAACAAAAGCCAGTACAAAGTTGTTCTGTTGTAGATATTCCAATTTACAGTAAAAAAGATAAAACTGGCGACATCATTGGTGGTGCTATTATTGGCGGCATTCTTGGTAATAACGTAGTTAAAGGCGATGGCGCTGGCGCCGCTGGCGCGGTAATTGGTGGCCTACTTGGTGCAAATAAAAGCAATAATAGCCAGGAAATTATTGGTTATAGGCAACAAAATAGATGCACCACTAGTTATACACAACAGAGTGTAGAACGCCTTAACGGGTATAAGGTAGTCGCTGAAGGTCAGGGACTGACTTATGAAACCATTACTAACCAAAACTTTAAAGTTGGTGATGGAATGGTAGTGTACATTACTATCCAGAGATAAATAATAATGTACACTGTTAATGGATATGCTGGTGTAGCTCAGTTGGTAGAGCAGTTGATTTGTAATCATCAGGTCGGGAGTTCGAGCCTCTCCTCCAGCACCATTCATTACACAATTAGTGGAGAAAGAAGATGAAAGCAGGAGACGCATTGCTACTAGCCGCTCAAAAACAAGCGGAAGGAGAAATGGCAGTACATAAGGCAAACATCGAAGTTTATAGAACTATGCCAGCCGGTATTGGTGAACACGGTGATATTGTAGAAGCCGTCATATCAGAACTTAATAAAATGGCTGAAGCCGCTGATCGTTTAGAAATGCTTAAACATTTCGACTATGATTCAAACGGTAGAGTCTAAATAAAGAATAGGGTTGCTACTTAATAAGCACGAACACGGGCCACGGTTAGCCCTTAAGGACAAACTAAGCGCCTGTGGTGAAATTGGTAGACACGCTAGATTTAGGTTCTAGTGCTTCACGGCGTGGGGGTTCAAGTCCCTCCAGGCGCACCAACTTTTGTGAGGATAGTATGTATAAGGTAACTGCATTATTTAAAGACCAAAAGGTAACACAATTATTTTATGATCTTTATGATGCTATCGATTTTAAAGATACGGTGGACGCACACTATCCTGACAAAGTAACATTAACTAAAGGAGTGTTCTCAATGAGAGAATGGATTTACAACAGTTGGAATGTTGTTATGGATCATGAAAAGAATCCATTAAGTAATATTCCAGATTTTAGTACACGGCATTTAATTATGCAGGTCCTTGCATGGATGTGGTGTATTACATTCGCTATGATGGTAGGCAGTTGGACAGTGTTCGGCATTAGTGCTATTGCTCACGTTGTTCTAATTGGTGCTATTGTAGTTACTGTAGCGACATTTAGAGTTGCACAAACAAATCCTAATTCGTTTTCTATAAAGTCTGGTTATCATACAACAAGTAGAACAAGACAGACTATGTGGATAAACGGACAACAAATTAAACTAGATCCTCGTGATCCAGGTGGGGAACACGAATAAAGGATAACATATGATATTATAAACGGACGGGGGACAACCACAGACACCCCATTTGAGGAAATATTTAAAAACAAGTAGTAAAAGGTAGGCCGTAGAATTAATTCTACGGCTTACCACTTAAAGGAGAAATTGATGCAACAAGAAAGATATTATGCTTATATGCAACGAAGAATGCGTGAAGAAGATGAACGTGAAGGCATCAAGCAGGTAGAAACTAACATACAATTACAAAAAAGACTTGACAAATTGGAAGAGCATGTTAGTATTATAAATGAGAAGTTAGAAAAATTAATAGGGGTATAGTGTTAACGGTTTAGCACGACAGTCTCCAAAACTGTAAGTCAGGGTTCGAATCCTTGTACCTCTGCCAAACTTGGGCCTGTAGCTCAGCCGGATAGAGCGCCAGTCTACGAAACTGGAAGTCAGGAGTTCGAATCTCTTCAGGCCCACCAATAATTATATAAATACTTTATGCCAACAATAAAAGAAGCCGCACGATTATTTTGGTCTATCAAGGGCCATCTTAATGTTACTGACAAAACTATTCTTGATTGTTATAACGGTTATTTTAAACGTGCTTGGTATAACGAAGAAATGTATATGCACGAGGAAGGTTTTGAAGAAGAATGGCAAAAAAGAAAAATAAAGATTCAAAAGCATGGATGATTCCTGAGGGAGAGCAACGTAGTAATGCTAGTTTTCATTTTGTTGCTCGTAAAAGTTTAAGTATGTTACGAGAAGGCAAAAAATTACGTTTGCGTAAATATCATCCAGGCCAACAGAAACATGTTTGGTTTATTGAGGCAAAAATGCCTCCGCACAGTAAATAAAAATATGCGGGTGTAGCTCAGTGGTAGAGCATCTCGTTGCCAACGAGAATGTCGAGAGTTCGAATCTCTTCACCCGCTCCATAAATACGTTATGTTTAAAGCAGTCAAAGAAACAATTTGGCATCTAACATGTGTAAAATGTTATGGTTGGTTCACATACGCAACTATGGAAAACGAACTGATAATTGAGCGCCTCAGCCTGTATTGTCCACATTGTGGCATTAAAGGAAAAGCAAAAATAGATGATAGCAATATACGGAAATAAAAACGGAACACAGGATAGCATTGCTTGGTGGTTATGTGAGGAAGAAGATATAGGCCCACAAATCTACAATGTGCCGTGGCGTAGCGGAAAAATACAAGCAGAATTTGAACATCCTTTACTAGGTACTCTAGTAGAGGATATTCGTACCTATGATGAACATGACGAAACGATGCGTCTTATGGAAAACGTACCAGGAGACTTTTTACAGCCTTGGAGAAAGTTTGACAAGCAGGATTACAAACTTGTTTGGAGTAATTACTTTGGTGAAATGTGTGAACCTTCACAAAACATTATAGCAGACAAGTTAATACTATGCAATCAAACACGAGAGGAAGATTGCTTCCATTATATCATCAGTCATGCATTTAAAAAATTAACAAAAGATAAAGTTGATGATGACACCGAAGTATGGTGGAAAGATCATGTTTATGTTGATGGTAAAGATATTGGTATGTGGAAAGATATATGGTATGGAAAGTATCATGAATCAATGCACAAGGCATTTGATGAAGGTAAATTAAAGTACATGTGGCAATTAAATTTTGCACATTGGGATTTATACCATGCACTACAAGATAATAAAGTTGACGTAACTTTAGAAGATCCAGATAATTATACTCGTTTGTTTGAAGATAAGTTAAAAAAAGAATATGATAGTATTGAAGATACTATTATGCACAATGATGGACTTATAATTGTAGACCCAAATTGGTTTGTACAAGCAGATCAAATATTAGAATATTTAGAAATCCCGTGGACAGATAATTTAAAAACTAATTTAAATGATTATATGGAAGTGTATAAGCGTAAACGTATGTGGTACGAAACTAATTTTGCAGACTATCTCTAAGCATTTCATATGATTCAATTACAAGTTTTGCCATTCTTGGATGATCTTCTTTTCCATGTATAATCATATGTACTCTCGGTTCAGTACTTGTATTTAGAACGGTATGCTTTCTTCCAATATCAATAGCTCGGCAATCTCCAACCTCCCACGGTATTTCTCCAGCATCTTCCATAGCAAATTTTACACCGGGAGGGTTTGTGATAGCGACATTAAATGCTTCCATTCCTCGTTTATCATTATCTTGGTGTGGACGTATATAACCTCCTGGACGTAACATCATAAAACGTACCCGGTCGTATTCAGCATTTGGCCAAACATCATTTAACCATTCCACTGTGCGAGGACATTTTCCTGCAATAGTTGTCCATGTGTGTAGTGGTTTTTCTGTATAATTTTTATGTTCATAAACACGACTACGCCAGTCATCTGTTTGATCAACACTAACACCATGTAAACACATACTTTCCCAGCCAGGATGAATGCTACCTCTATGCTTAACAAAATGTTCTTCTATTGTAGCAAGTTCATCACTAATATCTTTTGATGGCATTTCAATATTTAATTTTAGACTAGGTAAGTTCGCCTCGTATTTTATCCACTTATAGTAAGTAAGAACGCTATGACTATTTTCCCGCCAACCTAACAACCTTTCTGGAGGATTAAAATTTGAATGTTCATAATGCGAATGCTTTGAACAATCATTTATAAACTCTTGTACTATTTTTAAATTTTTTTCATATAATGTCATTATAAACCATACTTTCTAACTTCGTCCCAGTTGATTCCATTTTCATTAAACCAGGGTAAAACATTTAAGAAACGTTCTTGAGAACTTCCCATTAATATTTTATTCTGTTTAGAAAAGGTTACATTCGGATACATATTTTCAATTTCATGTATAATTTGAATTATTTGTCCTCTAAACCAAACCCTGTCCTCAAAATTCCAAAAGAACGCGGTAGGATAGTATTGTAATATATTACTAAAGTTAAAATGTACAATGATTTTTCTATCCGGATCTCTCTTTACTGACTCTTTAATGTATTTAATAAACATGCGTTTAAAACGTCGTGTGTCAAATAAATCACATGTCTCAAAGTTAATTTTAAACCTTTTATAAACTGTAGTATACCAATTTTTAAAAGCATTATGATTTTCGATATATTCTGAAAACTCTTTTTTGTTTCCTAATCCTCTGCAAAATTCACGTAGAATACCTTCTGCATCTCCTCGAGGAAATATACGGTCTTGATATTGCTCCATTGTTTCTACATTGGGATTCCAATTCCTGTGTAGCAAGTATTGATACTTAACAGCCACTGTGCTTTTATCATATATAATAATTTGACCGTATTTTCTTATGTCTGGTTGGAGAGCATAACCCCATGATTCCTGTACTACAGGATAACCTATTATTCTATAAGCGTCAAATGAGGCTGATAGACCGCCGGCAGGTGCAAATATAATATGTTTATATTCTTCTGTATTGCGCCGTGCTTCTTGTAATTTAATATCTTCTGTATTTGTGATATAAATTACTTCTTGATTCATAGCACGATTCATCAAGTCAATTATTTTTTCTCTATACTCGTCTACTTCTGGATACAAGTATTCATACTGTTGTCTAATCTCTGGAGGCCATACTCCAATACCTGTTGGCGTTTTTAGTGCTTCGTTTACTAAGTTCCAACCATAACGTTTATTTTTAAATGTAACATTTTCCGTTCCTGGTTTAACCCAATGAGGTGTATAGTCATCATGGAAGTTTTCATCTGAACGTAAAGGGGCAACTTGTGTATGAGATCCAGATTCATCTTCTCCTACTGTTTTGCCATGAAACCAATTTACATCTATTAATGCTAATTGTGGATGTATATAATAGTAGTCGTCTTTTCCGTCTAGTACATGCCCGACAAAGACTTCACCATTATATTTCTCCTCAAACCAAGAAGGAAATTTATAAAAGAACTTTTTAAGGTCCATGCCTACTTTAAAAATTAATAAATGAGAAACATTTCCATGTGCTTGCTCAATTAATTCTTCAATTGTATCAGCATAATAAAATATTTCATATCCGATAATGGATATATCAGTAACATAAAACTCAGTAATATTTTTACAATATTCACGAACTAAGTTACCTTTCATTCTGTTGTTTGATAGTATACCGATACCAACAGTTTTGTTCTGATGAACGGCGGATCCATCTGTAACAACATTGTATTCCATTCTAGACTCCTAGGATAATTAAGTATAAATATATTTATGCTAAGAAATAATGAAACTAAACAGGAAATACTTAGCAGGCTTGAGCCCACTAAAGTAATTCAAAACTGTTTACCTAAAACGCTACATCATAAATTATTAGATGCCTATTGGACTGGTGATAAAAATCAAAAGAACACAGGACCAATAACTGTTGATTATTTTCCTAATAAAATGGAACATACTGATTGGTGGTTAGAGGTCAATGAATTTATAACAGACTACATAGGCGATCATGGATGCTTTGCTAGTAACTTCTATCATGTTAAGCACCCACATGTATTACACAATGATGATAGTATTCGTTGGGTTCCGAGATTACATAAAACTGTTGTAATACCATTGGAAATATCTGCACCAACAAATTTTGCAGTATTTGACCAATGTTATCTAGATGGGCCAGTAAAGTTAAGACATGGCGGCGATCCTGATAAGAATGCTGAAATGCGAAATACCTACTATAATCAAAATTTACTTGACAATAATGTACTAATAAACTATACTGGAGTAGAATTTGATAAAGATACATGGACGAAATACTTCACACACCTTCCCTATGAACGTTTTTATGGGTTAAGTGTAGAAAGCATTGTTACATGGAATCCTGGAGATATTATTATTTTTGATACGGCCCGTATTCATTGTGCCTCAAACTTTTTACAACATGGCATTACTGAAAAAATTGGTTATAGCATATTCACAAACTTGAAAGTATAATGACATATATAGATAATTGTAAAACTTACCTAAGGGAAATTACTGGTGCCTTTGAACCAGCACAGTCTATACCCGACTTCTTTACAGAAAAAGAAATCAATGACCTATTATTGTTACAATTCCAACTAGCAGATAGGTTAAAGTATACGGCTACATCTAATAATATACAACCTGTGTGTAATATTGATAGTTTATTTGAAAAATTACCTTGGTTAGCAGATAAATTTAAAGCCGTGATAGGCGATTTTATGGATAATCATTCTGGTAATTATTATATTACTACGCAATTGCATGATGCACACGTTGATTTATTAAGTGAGGAAGAAACATTACGTCCTGAATTTGCTTGGAGTAAACGGGTAATACCCTATAAAAGTTGTGTAATACCTCTTATTATTACTCCTGGAGCAGAAGCACAAACGGCTTTCTTTCATCAACGACATGTTGGTTATAGTGTTACACTGGATCGTGCAAACGTCAGCAGTCAAGATAACAGCGATTACACATTAGCACGGATGTACCCAACGATGTATAATATAGATGGAAGTGAAAGTGGTCATTATGAACCATATGAACGTAAGAAGTTTATCTTGTTCCCTCAAATACCACTTGCTAATTTAACTGGACTAAGTGTAGAGACTGTTTTAGATTATGATATTGGTAGTGTTATGATATTTGATGCATGTCAAATACATGCAAGTTGTGTAAAAAGAAATAAACCTAATTACCGCTGGTTAAAAAGCGGAATTAATATACAATTTTATAAGGAAATTTAATGCAAAACTTAGAAACTGTTCTTGATATAGAACATTATACTGAAGATTTGTTTTGGTTTAGAACAACCAAAAATGGAGAATGGAAACGTAACTTTATGCCTGGTGAATTTACCATGATAGGTATGGGCGACGATGATATTTCTCGTGCATATAGTATTGCTAATAGTCCAGATGATGATTATTTGGAGTTTTTAAGCATTAAGGTACCAGATGGGCCTTTGACAAGCCGTCTACAACATATAAAAATAGGTGATGAACTAGAAGTGACCACACGTCCAGTTGGTACATTATTACTACGAAATCTAAATATGTATAATTTAGATCACGATAAACCAAGATTATGGTTAATTAGTACTGGCACCGGACTTGCTCCATTTTTAAGCATTGCTAGACATCCGGAGGCATATGAATATTATGATGAAGTTATTGTTACCCATACCTGTCGCACTAATGATGAGCTCGTGTTCGGTGATGAACTCAGAGCCGCCGGTGCTAAAGTGTACCAGAGTGTTACAAGAGAAGACCCTTTACCGGGAAGACATCGGGGGAGAATTACTGACCTACTCAGAAACGGTGACTTGTTCAGGAGTATTGGAGGACGTGATGAATGGTTTGACCATAGTAGAGATCGGATTATGATTTGCGGCGGCCCAAGTTTTAATAATGAACTACGAGATATTCTTGAGAAAGATGGAATGGTGCATGGTACTATGAAATCACCAGGTCACTTTGTACAAGAAAGAGCATTTGTCCAAACACTATAAATACCTATACAGTAGGGTATATAATGTGGCCATGCCTTTGAAAGCATATAAGAAAACAGCCCGATGGACAAGTATACCCTACTGATTTTATAAAGGGTATGACAAATGATAAAACCAAATACAAAAGGCTTAATTGTAGATATTACTGAGGTATATGAAATTCGCGATAGAAAAGAACGTGAACTAGCATATTATACCAAACAACTTGAAGAACTATATACTAAGATGGGTTTTATACAACAAGAAATAAAAGTCACGAATACCATTATTGATATGATTGAAGATGAACGTGTCTTAGATATTAAAGAACATATGATGAAAAGGCACAATCAATTATAAATGTTATATTTAATCCTAAGCCCTAGTTGTTTAAGTCAAATGGAAGTTCCATATCTAATTAATAATTCTCCTGATTTTATGGGTGAACAACCACACGACTTACATTGGGCATCATACGAAATAAATGGAAATACTGTAGACGGAGAGTACGGACATTTTGGTACTGTCCGTGTTCATGATGACTATTGGAATATTGATGACGAAGATAAACAATTTTATAATTTTAATATTCGTAATAGTATGGAATTATCTTATGAAGATTACATAGCATTAGAGAAACATTTCACAAACAAATATAATAATATTTCTCTGTTACTACACGCAGATAATATTGAAGAAATATATGCCTGGTGTAATAATACCAAGGTAACAATCATTGGCGCCGCAATGGGAAGTTGGCTTAATGATTTAGAGTATTGGGCAATGCGAGAGTTTAACACTGTTATGGAAGATAATCGTAATGCCAATTATAGTGACAACAATCATGTATTCATTAATAATGATGATGTGCTAGATAGATTCTGGCATCGTAAAGAAGCAGATTTGTCATGGAGGAATCGTATTAGTTCTTTTGCAGATATAACTCTATGGCAAAGCGATTGGTGTCAATTTGAAAACATTAGTCGTATATATCAATATTTAGGTATTACACCGCCAAGTCGTAAATGGATTAAGACTTACTATACTGTATTTCAAGATAAACAAGATTATGCAGTAGAAAACTTGGCCGCATTACGAAAAAGTTATAATATCAGGGAGTCATATTATGGAAGATGTTGAAGGCGTCTATTTAATGGATAAGCCTATAAAAATTTATGTATTCAAAGATGAAGATGAAGTGAAATTAAGTTTAAAATTATCTGATTATGCTAATATAGGAAAGCGTATGAGTATTAAAGACTTTCAATATATATGCGATAATTGGCGTGAAGGAGTAGATGGTTTAGAAACAAAAGGTGGAAAATTTTATTGGTATTACAGTGATTGTGGCCCTCGCCCTGAATGTCCACCTAGTAAACATGTACAAATCAATGTCAGTTCGTTTAGTTTTCGTATAAGTGTACCTACTATGGAAGCACTAGTTGAAGAATTTAATTACCAACTTAATAATAAAATGCATTGGGATTAAATATGCGAGTTGCAATTATTGGATGTAGCCATACATTTGTAGATGATATACAACCAAGTTGGACACGTTTTTATGCGGAACAAAATCCAAGAATACAAATAGATAATTATGCACACTTTGGTCATGGACATTTATATATGGACATGGTACTAAAATATTTGTTATATGAAAATAAATCGTATGATAGAATTGTAGTACAAATGACTGGAGATAAACGTTGGCACGCTGCAATAGAAGCAGATATTGGTTATAATTGGATAGCACAAAAGATTACAGATAATTTAAACCGTATATACTTAGATACGCCACGCATAGTTTATAATACAGTTGATAAAAAGAATCATGTTAAGATACCTGGTTCGATCCATCAAAATGGTTCTATAATACCACAAAACAAATTAAATCAATACAAACCAGGCCCGTGGAATTTAGCACAATACTATAGTCAACTGTTTGAAAAACAAATACAGACTATAGATAACTTATCTTACTTTCATTTTAAAGATGTCAAAGTTGCATTCATTGAAAAATACGGTGAAGAATATTTATTGACACATTTAATGGATGAGACACTACACTTTAACAAGTATGGGCATCAATTATTTTATGAATACTTAGTAAAAAGTAATATTTTACCCCTTATTCAATAAATAGTATTGCGGGGGAATATAATGCTAAAGAAATTAAAACCGACTACCTTTGATTGGTTATTGTTAGGAATAATAGTCGCAGTATTCCTATTTGTTGGTTGCCTTTTTACTACTTTTTTAAAAGTACAACAAGCAAAACCCCTAGAAAACATAAAAGCCTGGACTGTTGAACCAATTTATGAAGATTCATTTGAATTAGTTTGGGAAGGTCATTATGACCGAGATATTCCTTGTAAACTTTACGATTATAAATTGTTTTTTACAAATATTGCTACAAACGATATACTAGTTGTAGGTAAAGATCATTTAACTCGTGAACCAAGTATGAATATTGCTCCAGGAAAAAATATTCCAATTAATTTTGCTATTAAAAAACCTTCAGGCATGTATCAAGGTAAATGGAAAACGATGTTTGAAGGTTATTATATGTGTAAAAAAGGAATTTTTATGTCTGAAGTACATGTATATGAGCCAGTAAATCCATTTACTGTGTTACCAGCCAAAGAGAAATGAAGATAGTTGAACGTAAATACAACCAGTTTGTAGTATACGATAACAACGGAAAAGTCTTACTTATGACAACAAATAAACTAATGGCCATGCATGTATATAAGACAGGCAAAGTTAAATATGCAAAAAATCCTCCAAAACCTAAAAAAACTTTATAAAAAAGGTTGACAAGTAAGGCATCTTACTATATAGTATAAGTATAGTTAGAAACAAACAGGAGTTGCAAATGGCTTATATTTCCGCAGATGACGTAAAACATATTCGTGTAGCACTTAAAGAAGAATTTGGCAATACATATAAGTTTAGTGTGAGGCGTGATCATAGTTCAGGTGTACGGGTTACATTTAAACAAGGTCCTGCATTTGAGATTACTAAGCGATTTGATCCTTATAAGCATGAAGAAATTGAAGTTGATATCAACGAATATGAACAGATTAACCATTATCATGCAGAGAAATTGTATGGTGAGAATAATGCTAAAATTATTGAGAAAGTAAGTGAAATTGTCCATACTGCTCCAGCAAAAGCAGGTGGTAGGTCTTATTATTGTAATGATGATATCCAAAGTGATTACTTTGACCGTGCTTATTACGTTAACATTCATGTTGGTGCTTGGGACAAACCTTATGAGGTTACTGCTTAATTGGAAAAACGTCCTTTAGAACATAAGGCTTTTGATCGTCCGTACCAGGTATTTTTCGTACCTGGTTCTGGCGGCCACTTCATTTCAAATCTTATATATATGATGTTACATGGAAATGTAGAGTGGGGTAAACTGAATAATCAAGTTAATGAGTATGATAATATAGGTGAGGTTGACAATTCTATTAACTGTTGTCACCATGAAATGATATTTTTAGTTGATAAAGCAGGCGGGCATGTAGATAATTGGGTATTTGAACGTACTAAAAGCCGTGCAATAGATATGATAGACATTTTAGCAGGTAAAAAAGTTTTATTTGTTGATTGTTTTAATTGTTGGCCATATATAATGGGCCTAGCTCGTATTAAAAATAATAATAAAGCAAATCGTCCTGTAGAATGGATAGAACAGTATTTTAATGGATACTTTGATAAAACACGACCTAATATTGGAAAACTTCCTAAAAGACAAGAAAATGCTATAAGACATTTAAAATGGGGACAAAACTATTACCAACGTAATCACCCTTGTCATGTAATAAATTATAAACGTTTGTTTATAGAACTAGAAACAGATGAATTAATTAATTTATATAAGTTTGTAACAAATAGAATACCTACAAGCTCAGAAGTTGAACTATTAATGCAGGAGATACATGATTATCATTGGCGTAATGTATTACTAGTACAAAAATACATACCTCAAGGGTCTACGATAAATGATATGTTTGCGTATAAATACTAATATGACGATAATAGAGCAAAAGACTGCTGAGATAAAACGTCGGATCGCCGAACTAAAACAGCGATTTTCTTATCTATATGAATCAGACAATCAACACTTGACAACTATTGAAAAACAAAGTAATATAAAAGATAGTAAAAGAGATGAAGAACTAAATTCAATCAAAGCCAAACTGATGAGGAAAAGATAATGACTATACTTAATATTAATTCTTTTGAAACATGGGCTAGTAATAAGTGGTTTGAACATAAGAAAGAAGTTCTAGTTTGGAATGGAAAACCCGTAACAGAGTATACATTTGAGGAATGGTTAGCAAAAAACCTTTCTTTTTTGAAGCAATTATATCTAGAGGAGACTAACTAATGTTTGGAATTGATAACGGTATTATTGCCGTATTGTGCGGTATTGCTCTTGCTTACTGTGGTTACCGACTTGGTAAGGATAGTGGTGTAAAATCAGGAATTGATCTCACACTTCAGCATTTGGCTGACCAAAAGTTTATTAGAGTTGTAGAGCATAATGGCGAACACCATATTATGGCTGGACAACCCGAAGTTGAAAATGAGACAACATAAATTATCTACAAAATTTAATCATAGTAATGAAGCTCTGGAAGCAAATGATGAAGGAATTCCGTGGACTATTAATAAAGCGGACTATCCTTTGCCTTCAGATGTGTGGAATAAGTGTGAAGATTTATTCAGTACACTGACTACTGAACAGTTTATATTGACTAATGTGATTGATGACCATGAACCAACATGTAACAGGTGGCAAGATGAAGACTTACCTAATAAGATATGGAGTCTAAACCACAGTGGACCTGTTTATGGATTAGATGTAGACTATATGGCAGGATTGCATGATTGGTATAAAGATGAGGATACATTACCAAAAGATGATTGGGTAAAGCGCCGCAAAGTATATCTATATAACTGGTCTCGAAGTAAATTGCTTATGCCGTATCCAGAATTAGAATATTTTATGGATATATATGATAAGTTTTTACCTGTTATGGAACATTGCGAAGGTTTATACTCTGAACAAACACCAGAAATTGAAAAATATATCCATAAATTAATGATTATTGAATATAGTACTCCTAATTGTACAGATGCAGAAGAAGTATTTTATAGAAAGCATTGTACAGAACGCTTTGGAGATTCGCATTGCGATGAGACAATGGCAGGATTACATTTAGGTGAAAACTATAGTGAGTTTGAGTATTATAATCATAAATCTAAAGAATGGGCAAAATTTGACTTTACTAACGATTATATTTGGATGAATGGATTATATTCTAAATTTTCTGGATATAAACCTACCTATCATAGGATGGTACATAATCCTAATCCAAAGTATAGTACAAGATATTCAATAATATTTGACCTACAACCAAGATACAAGGAGAATTAGATGCTAATACCAATGGTGGTTGAGCAAACCGGCAGAGGCGAACGTAGTTATGATATCTATAGTCGACTGCTTAAAGATAGAATCGTTATTTTAAATGGCGAAGTACACGATGGCAGTGCTAATCTAGTAGTAGCACAATTACTATTTTTAGAAAGCCAGAATAGTACAGAAGAAATTAATTTTTATATTAATAGTCCAGGCGGCGTAATTACTGCTGGAATGGCAATTTATGACACTATGCAGTTCATTAATGCTCCAGTATCAACTATTGTAATTGGACAGGCTTGTAGTATGGGAAGTTTCCTAGCACAAGCAGGCGCACCTGGGAAAAGATTTGTGTTACCTTACAGTCGTACAATGATTCACCAACCAAGCGGCGGCGCTGGCGGTAAACAAAGTGATATTGAAATACAGTACAAAGAGATCACTAAAATGAAAAAAATGTTAACAGAACTATATGTTAAACATAATACCGCAGGAAAAACATACGAACAGCTCGAAAAAGATATGGATAGAGATACATTTATGTCGGCACAAGAAGCATTAGAGTATGGCTTGGCAGATAAGGTTGTAGAACGTAAACCAGCATAAATACATATATGAAGATTGAAGATATTGTAACAGAAAAATGTTGGCCAGGCTACCGTAAAGATGGTATGAAAACCCATTACGGCAAACGTGTTCCTAATTGTGTAAAAAATGAAGATGGGAAATTAGTTAAACTAGATCCTAAAGGACCTGATAACCTTAAGAAACTTAAAAAGTTAAGCAAATATCAACGAATGAAGGCAATTCTACAACGCCAAGATGATATAAATGAAGGGCCAAATGATCCTGCAATTTTTAAAGCAATCTTTACTGCTGGCGGCCCCGGAAGTGGAAAGTCATATGTTGTAAGAAATAGTGGCTTTCAATCAATGGGATTCAAAGTTGTTAATAGTGATATTGCATTTGAAAAAATGTTAAAAGCAATGGATATGACAGCAGATCCAGAAACTATATATAGCCCTGCAGGACAAGAAGTTAGGGATAAAGCAAAAAATGTTACAAAGAAACGCCAGGAACTATTCACACAACAGGGCAGATTAGGTCTTGTAATGGATGGTACTGGTAAAGACTATGTAAAGATCATCACGTTTAGTGAAAAACTTAAAAAATTAGGTTACGAAACTGCAATGGTATTTGTTAATACTGATTTAGAAACTGCATTAAAACGTAATACTGAACGTGACAGAACACTACCAGAAGACGTGGTTAAAGAAATGTGGAAACAAGTTCAAAATAATATTGGAAAATTCCAAAGATATTTTAAACAAGATATGATTATTATTGATAATAGTGAAGATCATGATGTACAAGGCGATTTAACAACCGCATACAAACAAATAGGTGATTGGGCTAAAAGTTTCCCTCAAAATAAAATAGCACAAACGTGGCTTGCCCAACAAAAGCAATGATATGACAAACGAACAACTAGAACAATGGGCTAAAGAAGTTAGGTTTGAAAACACAGACGATTTGGCTAAAAAGATTTTCAGAGAGATTATGATGAAAAATCCAAACATCAATCCTAAGTTTGGTCCTACCGAAGATCGTTCACAGTTTTACATCACCATAAATGATTTTACAGTACATATCCCTTTAGAAACTGGTAAATAGTATATAACAAAGGGGAAATAAATGTATACTTATAAAGCAAAATTACTGAGAGTAATTGATGGTGACACAGTTGATGCAGAAATCGATTTAGGTTTCGGAGTATATATGAAACAACGAGTAAGAATGTTTGGAATCAATACGCCTGATAGTAGGAGTAAAGATACAGATGAAAAAGAAAAAGGACTTGCATCAAAGCAACGTCTCACAGAACTACTTACTAGGGAGTTTGTAATCGAAACTATATTAAACAAACGTAGTAAGTTTGGTAGAGTGTTAGGTATTCTATACATTGAAAACGCAGATTCAAAAATAAATGTAAACGAACAAATGGTAGCAGATGGCTTCGCTGTAGAATATAACCTAACTGCAAAGGACTATTAATGAAATTATTTGGAATATGGACAATGTTAGTCGCTCTGATTATATCAGGAGTAGCGGCTTACTATTCAATTATCGGACTAGTGGCAATTTTCGCCGCCGCAATGCTTCCTATCATTATTATGGGAGCCGCACTAGAGGTTGGTAAACTTACAACAGCGATATGGTTACACACCTATTGGAAAAAAGCAACTTGGTGGATGAAAAGTTACCTAAGTTTCGCACTAATTATTCTAATGTTTATCACAAGCATGGGTATATTTGGTTTTCTATCTAAGGCACATATTGAACAGACAAGTGCTAGTGAGGAAACCGTAGCCAAAATTACTCAGTACGAAACAGAAGTTGGAAGATTAAATGGTGTAATTGAAAGAGCTGAAACTAGTATTAAAAAATATGAGACTACTGGTACTGGTGCTGATAGTAATATACAAGCACAGATTGATAAAGAACAGGCTCGTATTGATAAAGCGTTTGAGCGTATACAACCTGCTATTGCACAACAGAATAAAATTATTGCAGACTCAAGAGCAAATGATAATAACCGTACTAAACCTTACGAAGACCAACTTACTAACATACAAAAAGAGATTACTCGCTTAGAACAGACAGCGAGAGATTATGAAGAAAAAATTACTAAGTTGAAAGCAGATGAAGGTGTTGTTGCTCCTCTATTAAAACAAATTGATGGTATTGAACAGGAAATCATTCGTGTTACTAACCAATTAAACAGTAAAGAACAAGCACAAATCCGTGCCGCTCAAGCAATTATTGGTGTAACTAATGATGGATTATTTGGCAACAATACAAGGTCTGCTCTTGCTAAGTGGGTACAAGGACAACGTGATTTAATTAATAACCTACAAGGCGAAGTTTCCAAGGCAAGACGGGGGGAAAAAGATACAGTTAATGCAGAACGTACTAGACTTGCTGGCGTAGTTAAAGATATTAGAGAAAGACAAATTCCTGCTTTAAAAGAACGCGAACTTACTATGTTAGGTAAAATAGATGACGTTCGTGCTACAGAATCACCCGCTATTAAGACAGCAAGAGATGAAATACAACGTTTGCGTGAAAGTGCAGAAAACAGCGTCAAACAAAGTCAAGACTTAATTAAAAGATTGCAAGCACAATTAGCAGATAATTCTGGTGATGCAGAGATACAAAAACTAATTGATGAACAGCAAGTTCGTATAAGAAATGCTACTAAAGAAATAGACGTATTAACTGAAAAGAAATATGAATTACAAGCAGAGTATCGTAAACTTGAAGCGGAAGTAGGACCTGTTAAATATATCGCTGAATTTGTTTATGGTGATAAAGCAGATAGTACAATGCTTGAGGAAGCAGTACGTTGGGTTATTGTTTTACTTGTTATCGTGTTTGATCCACTTGCAGTGGTATTAGTTATTGCAGGACTTACTTTAATAGAAAGTGCTAGACCTAGAAAAAAGCCTGAACCTGTAGTTGAACCTGAAGAAGAGGAAGAACAACAGGAAGAACAACAGGAAGAAGAATTAGCGTTCATGAAAGATAATGAAGAAGAAAATCCTGAATATAATATTGAAGATCCAACTGATGAGTTTATAACTTCAGGTTATGAGCCTGAGGAAATTGTAGAAGAGCCAGTAACAGAACCTGTAGAGGACACAGAACAGGACACCACAGAAGTAATTGCTGACGGAACATTGCATGAAGACGCAGGTGGATTCTACATCTTAGATAATCTAGGTGAAAAAAATTATGTACAAAATCCAGAACAAATCGCGGCAAATAATGCTAGACGTGCTGAACGTGCAGAAACAAAAGAACAAATTGAAAAAACAATTAATCGTATGAAACAAGAGGGCCGATGGCCTAACTCTCCAACACAGGCATGGGATAATAATGCTGATGTTATTAGAGAAGTAATGGAAAAGGATAATGATGGTGAACTTGCTACTGCATTAGAAAAGGCAGATGAGGCGACACTTCAACAAGTGTATAAAGCAATTTTAACTGATCTAACACCTAAGAATAATTAATGGAAGATAATAGTAGTTATACCGTAACCTATCCCGACCTTATGCTAACAGATAACTCGTTTACTCTGTTAGTAATCAGCACAAATGAATCTTTAATACAGACTATAAAATCAAAATTTGAACATGTTGTGCGGTCTAGTGTAATTTTTTATGTACATAATCAACCAACTACACAGAATAATATTGCGTGGCCGTTTCATATATTTCAAACATGTGATGTTGTTATTGTAGATTTAGATACATGTTCATATGAAGATGCGTTCTTTATTACAGAAAAGACAGTAGATGACCATCATTGGGGTGTCTTTATTAATCAAAATAACACAAAGCGAACTCTATGTAGACTACTGAACGCCCAGGGTAAATACACTATGCTTAACAATTTACAACATGAATTAGACGAATGGATTAATACTGAATTAATTGGAGATTCTATTTAATGCTCATTTGTAACTTCTGCGGGAAGAATCAAAAAGAAGTTCGTAAGTTGTTACAGGGTGCAGATAATGTACACATATGCGACAGGTGTGTAAGTTTAAGTAATAATTTACTTGAAAAAGAATTAAATGCACAGGGCAAAAAACTTTCAAAGCAAGAACTCAAATCACAGTATAAAACATTATATCCAAAACAAATACATCATGAACTTAATTTACATGTAATAGGCCAAGAACAGGCTAAAAAAGGTATTAGTGTAGCGATATATAATCATTGTAAACGTGTATTAAATGAAACAAAAGTTCCTGTTCAAAAGAGTAACTTATTATTTGTTGGACCTACGGGTGTAGGAAAAACACTTATAGCACAAACAATTGCAAATCTATTAGATGTTCCTTTTATAATTAGCGATGCAACAACGCTAACTGAAAGCGGATATGCTGGTGATGATACAGAGGTTTTAATACAACGATTAGCACAGAAAGCAGACTATAATATCTCAAAAACTGAAATAGGTATTATATATGTTGATGAGATTGATAAAAAAGCAAAACGCAATGATTATGTAAATTTAAGTAGAGATGTATCGGGCGAAGGTGTGCAACAAAGTCTACTTAAATTAATGGAGGGTACCGTTGTTAATATACCTGATCCTGCCGCTGGCCCTAATGCTAAAAATTCTACAATAGAAGTAGATACTACAAATATTCTATTCATATTAAGTGGCGCTTTTGTAGGATTAAAAGAAATAGTAGAACAACGTGTAGGAACTAGACGTATTGGATTTAGTGAGGCAAAGATACAAGAGAATGATATAGAATGGGCAAATCTATTAGAACCACAAGATTTAATAAAGTATGGATTAATCCCTGAATTTGTAGGACGTATACCAAGTGTGCATTTACTACACGATCTTGATATAGATCAAATGAAACAAATTTTAACAGAACCCAAGCATAGTATTACAAAACAATTCCAAGCGTTATTTGAACTTGATGGTATTGAGTTGGGTTTCAATATTAATAGTATACAAGCAATAGTTGAACGTGCTTACGAGCAAGATCTGGGCGCCAGAGGACTTAGGAAAATATTAGAAGACGTATTGTTAGAAGCACAATACAATATAGAAGATTACAAAAAAGAAGGAGTTAGTAAAATAGTAGTCACAGAAGATACTGTGAGAAAAAGCTCTCCAGTATGGACACTAAAAGGATAAAATGAAAAATAACAGATTTAAAAGAGAACAGCCGTTGCAAGTAATATGCAATGAAAAAATTAATTACGACACAGTTAGAGTAAATGATATTGATGGTGAAAGTAGAATTATAGATACAAAAACCGCAATCAGATTAGCAAAAAGTAAAGAGTTAGATTTAATTCTAATAGCAGAAAATGCAAATCCTCCTGTGTGTAAAGTTACAAGTTTAAATAAGTTTCTATATGAAAAGAAACAAAAAGAAAAAGAACAAAAGAAAAAACAACGTGAAAACTTTATAGAGACAAAAGAAATAAGAATGTCTTTAAATATTGATAGTCACGACTTAGAAACAAAGACACGAAATGCACGAAAGTTTTTAGATAAAGGCGCTAGTGTGCAGATTACTGTTACTTTAAAAGGAAGAGAGCGTGGTAGAGGCGATGCTGCCAGACAATTACTTGCCAAGTTTGCTGAAATGTGCGAAGCAACATTAAATACAGTAAACTTTGCTGGAAATCGTATTTCAGCAAAAATTAAATAAAAATTAATAAATACTCTTGACAAACGAAGAGTTTGTTATTATATTATATATATGGATGCTTATAAAGGTCCATAGTTTAATCTTGCTTATAAAGGAGATATTAAAATGACAAGACTAACAACCCTAAACATACCTGAATTTCGTAGAGCCACTATTGGTTTTGATAGAATGTTTGATGAGATGGAACGAACATTTCAAAATAGTGCCAATGGCGGGTATCCTCCATACAATATTGTAGAGCTAAATGATAATGAATTTGTTATCAGTGTGGCTGTTGCAGGTTTTGCAATGGAAGATCTTACAGTATCACAAGAGCAAAACACTCTTACAATTACTGGAGTGGCTCCAAAGACCGAAGATGAGGTTGTATATTTACACAAAGGAATCGGTGGTAGAAACTTTAAAAGAGAATTCGCATTAGCAGAGCATGTACATGTACATGACGCAGGACTTGAGAATGGACTATTAAATATTCACATTGTTCGCGAAGTTCCAGAAGCTCTGAAACCACGTACCATTAAAATTGGTAAAGGTGCCACAAAAGCACTAGGCCAAGTCAAGTAAATAAGTTTAGGGGGAGATTATCTCCCCCTAACACAAAGGTAAAAAAAATGACTGATGCAGAATTACAAGAAGAAATACTTAAAGTTACAAAATTAAAAGCACCACCTAAATATCATGTTATTATGCTTAATGATGATGTAACACCAATGGACTTTGTAATACAGGTTCTTGTTAATGTTTTTAATAAGGATAATAATTCTGCAAAGAATATCATGTTAGAAATACATGAAAAAGGACGCAGTATTGTCGGAACCTATAGTTATGAGGTTGCTGAACAAAAGTGTATCGAAGCAATACAAGAGAGTAGAAACGCTGGGTTTCCTTTAGATGTATTGATAGAAGAAACATAATTAAAAATGAAAATTGCAATCACACAACGAGTGATTGACTTTCGCAACGGACCATATGATTCTATTGACCACGGCTTTTATAGCATGTTTGACGGTCATGAATTGATCCCAATCCCTAACAATATAAAACACTTTAAAAGCAATATCATTCAAGAAGCAGATTTGGTTGTTTTTTCTGGAGGGAACAGTATGGTATATAGCGATTGGCAATATAATGAAACTCGTATTAAAATAGAAAAACACACATTAGACTTAGCATTATTGCACAATAAACCTATATTAGGAATTAGTAGAGGTACGCAATTTTTGACTATAAGTTATGGCGGCGATATTTCTCCCCATGAAGACCACAAAAAGGATCATTTTGTTGAATATAAAGGCGAAAAATATAACGTCTGTAGTAGACATAATGAGGTTTTAACTAGCATTCCATCAGGTGCTACTATATTAGCAACTGATGAAACAGGCAATGTTGAGAGTTGGAAACTTGACAATATTGCTTGTGTGTTATGGCACCCTGAACGCATGGCGGATCACTGGATGCCAGAAGAAGTTTTGACTGTAACAAAACTGTAATATTAAAATATTACGGATTTATTAAATAAAGATGATGGGCAACGTCGAGCCCACTAACAATGTGAGAGCCGTGGTAAAAGCGGCAAGCAAATGGAGGAAATCATGGACGCACTCACCCTATGGATGGCAGTTGGCTTTTTATTTGCCGGCTATGCCGTAATCGCAAACGATAGTGTACAAACTCTCGGTACATGGATTGCATCAAACAATGAGAGATTTAGTTGGAAAGTTATGTGGGGAGCGGCGTCAGCAGTTCTCCTTTATACTCTCTGGTATGGTTGGTACATGAATGGTGGAGACATCAGTTATGGACGACTAAACAAAATTCCTTTTCAGGAAATACAATGGTACCACGCAATGGCACCAGCATTATTGTTACTTTTAACTAGGATAGGCGTACCCGTAAGTACGTCATTTTTGGTTCTGAGTGCGTTTGCTAGTACATTTATATTGGAAAAAATGCTTGTAAAATCTATGATGGGTTACGCAGTGGCGGCAGTCGCGGCTTATGCTATCTGGATTATAGTAAGCAAAATACTTGATGAAGCGAAACCCGTCAAGGAAGAACATAAAAATTATTGGCGCATTGGACAATGGGTAACTACAGGATTCTTGTGGTTTACTTGGTTGTCACACGACATGGCAAACATTGCCGTATTCTTACCACGTGAGATTCCTTGGGATCTAATGGTATTGATTTCAGTCGTGTTTGTTGTTGGCCTTGCTTTTATGTTCCGTGAAGGCGGCGGCAAGATCCAACAGATTGTATTAGAGAAACATAACACACGTTATGTACGTTCTGCTACAATTATTGATGGTGTCTATTGGCTTATCTTGTTCTTCTTTAAAGAACTTAATGATATTCCAATGTCGACAACATGGGTGTTCGTAGGCTTGCTATGTGGTAGAGAACTAGCAATGGCTACTATGACAGGTAAGGAAAAGTTTAAAACTGTATTCCCACTTGTTACGAAGGATTTTATTAAGATGATGATTGGACTTGGCGCATCAGTAGGTGTTGTACTTGCCATTCATTATGTTATTGTTCCTAACGGACTATAAGAAAACACAAAGTGACGCATCGACGGCGTCACTTTTTTCTTGACAAAACAATAGTTTATAGTATACTACATACATGGCTGAAGAAAACTATGAACAGATTGAACCCATTTTAAGGTAGTTAGCAGGATGAGAATTGAACCAGATATTAAACTAGACTATAGTAATGTATTGTTACGCCCAAAACGTAGCACATTAGGTAGTCGTAAAGAAGTGCGTCTAGAAAGACGCTATGAGTTTCGTAACTATACTCCAACAGATATGAGTATGGAAACATTAAGACCTGAAAGTAATCCGCACTATGAGGGTATTCCAATTATGGCGGCAAACATGGATGGTGTTGCTACATTTGAAATGGCTGATAAATTGGGCGAACTAGGCTTGTTTACTTGTTTGGTAAAAACATATACAGTAAACGAACTGGTAACGTTCTTTGACACTGTAGATGCTAATATGAGAGCAAAACGATGTGATTATACGGCATACAGTATGGGTATTACCGATGAGGATCATATTAAGTTCCGTAGAGTATATGAAGAAGCATCAGGGATTAAATACGTTTGTATTGACGTAGCAAATGGTTACAGTGTTCGCTTTACTGATTTTATAAAAGAATTTAGGCAATTATATCCTAACATTGTAATAATCGCTGGTAATGTTGTTACGGCAGATCAAACACAGGAGTTGATATTAAATGGTGCTGATATTGTTAAAGTTGGTATTGGACCTGGTAGCGTTTGTACTACTCGCATCCAAACGGGTGTCGGATATCCCCAACTTTCCGCTGTCATTGAGTGTGCTGATGCTGCTCATGGGCTTGGTGGACATATTATTGCTGATGGTGGTTGTACTTGCCCAGGTGACGTTGCCAAGGCATTTGCAGGAGGTGCTGACTTTGTTATGCTCGGGGGTATGTTAGCCGGACACGATGAAGGCGGTGGCGAAGTAATTACCAAATTGTATAAAACAGACGAGTATGTTTTGATTTCAAATGAAGAACCAAACGATGTTGAATGCATTTATAAAGAAAAAAAGTTTGTACAATTCTACGGAATGAGTTCACAGGCCGCGAACGACAAACACTTTGGCGGACTTAAGGAGTATAGAAGCAGTGAAGGAAGAGAAGTTCTTGTACCTTACCGAGGAGCAGTGGGCGATACTATTCAAGATATCTTGGGTGGTTTGCGTTCTACTCTCACTTACGTTGGCGCAATGAAACTCAAACAGTTGAGTAAATGTGCTACATTTATACAGGTATGGGACACTCATAACAGAGTATATGAAAACAACTGATGATTATACTGCAGGATTTGGGAAATCCTATGGGCATGATGTACACCTAAATAAAAAAGGTGTAGACGCAACTGAACTAAAATGGTGTCAGGAAAATTGTACTGATGATTTTGGTTGGCATTTTGTAAATGATTTAGCAGTTTTATCTTTTGTTAATGAACGTGATGCTTTTATTTTTAAATTAGCAAATCTGCTACATAATAACGCAGTTATAGAATAACAATAAAGATTTGTAATTTTTAAAAAAGTTATGAATCTTGTATGTTTTATTTTACGAATATTATAAGAAAAATACTGTTGCAAGATCAGCATGGCAGAGTTTACAAAATTAGTACAGTAATACTGCTCTTTCTAACATAAATAAATATGTTGCAGGGCAACACAGAGCGACCTCAGCTCAGAAAAAATGAGTGGCACTGGGAAAGACTAGAGCATAACCCATGCTTTACAAGTGGCACTGAAAATAGGTGTCGTGGTAGCGCCGGGAGAGACCGGGGTTGAAGATGTTTTTCCAAAAAACACACATATACATATACACAAGGAGATAGCAGAATGACTGCATTAGTAATGAACGCGGCTGACAAAAT